TACAGATGTTAGGACAACTGATCCAGCCTCATCTGGTAATGCATATTACCAAGCCAAAGGTTTATTTGAACAAACAGTTGATATTTCTCTGCAATTGCGACCTCCCCCTCCTCCTCCTCCAACGAACAGAGTCGGAGATGGTGTCCGCCGCCCAAGATTTCCGGTCGAGCAATACGGCGATCCTCTTGCAATGACATTTAAAGTTACTGAAGGTTCTGGTAACCAAAATGAGGCTACTAATGAAATTCTAGGTGGATGTTTTTTAACATCAGTAGATGCTTTTTTTGCTCTTAAAGATGAAAATATACCTGTCACTTGCGAAATACGGACTACACTTAACGGGCAGCCCAGCGCCGACGTATTGCCTTTTGCTAGAGTGGTAAAACAAGCTGCTGATATTATTACCGACTTGACAGCTGAGACACCTACAACATTTACATTTCCATCACCAGTTTTTGTTAGATCGAACACAGAATATGCTATTGTTCTACGAACTAATAGTCCAGAACATAAAGTTTGGATATCATTAATGGGCGAAACTCCAGTAGGGGGTGGTCCAACACTTGGTAAAAACCCACATAGTGGAGTATTATTTAAATCTAATAATAATTCTTCTTGGGCTCCATCTCCCGAAGAAGACCTGAAGTTCCGAATAAAAAGAGCTGTTTTTGATATTGCTGCTAAGGGAGCTGTTACTTTAGAAAATAATGCTCTGCCCAGCAAAAGATTGAAAATAAATCCACTGACATTCACTCATGGTGATACTGCATTAAAGGTAACACATAAAGATAATGGTATGTATAATACCGCTAACAATGTTATAATTTCTGGCGTCAGTTCTGGATTATCAACAACCTTGAGTGCTGCAATAACATCTACTGCAACAACTTTAACTTTGACAAGTGGTACTAATTTTAATAAAACAACTGGAAAGTTTGCGAATACAGCAGATACTACTCCTCGTTTTTATATTAAGATTGATGATGAAATAATGTTCTATGAAACTATATCTGGAGCAGCTGTTTCAACTTTGGTTAGGGCACAAGAAAGTACAACTGCGGCAGCACATTCTGCTGGTGCAACAGTAGAGTTCTTCCAATTACATAAAGTTCCATTATCAGAAGTCAATAAGACACACACTGCAATTGCAAACACAGATTTAGATTCTTATAGTGTGCTTCTAACATCTAGTCCTGTATTTGATGGTGGTGCTGGATCATCTGCTGAAAATGGTGGTAGTGATGTTCTTGCCTCAGAAAATCATATTATTAATACAGGGTTTACACAGATAAGTGTATTAGAACCCGAAGGAACCACAGTTTCAGCTACTGCCCAACTAACAACTGGAACAAGTGTTTCTGGATCAGAAACTTCATTTACTAAAACTTCTGCTGCAAATGCAATAGGAACTGTTATAAATGATAACATTGAATTTGATAAGACCTTTATGATTGCGTCACCCATCAATGAAACAAATGAAATGGGTGGTGTTAAATCATACAATACAGATTTAACATTGAAAAGTCCTTTACAAAATCTATCGCCAGTTGTTGATTCAAAACGAGCTTCATGGGTTTCTGTTGGTAATAGAATAAATAATATTGATTCAGCTTCAGATTTAGCATCAAACCTTACATTCGTTGCGTCAACAGAACCAGAGGGTGATAGTAATGCTGCAATTTATGTAACAAAGAAGGTTATATTAGAAAATCCAGCTACTGCAATCAAAGTATTATTAACTGCTCATAGACCAGCAACATCTGATATTAAGGTTTTGTTCAAGATTCTAGGAGCGCAAGACTCAGTTGATTTTGATGATTTGAATTATGAATTTATAAATACTGATGGTTCTCCAGATAGATTTGTTAACCCATCTCTAGACCAAGATGATTTCCAAGAATATGAATTCAGCGCTGGTGTTACTGATGATGGTATCGGAACTCCATTGGATGAGTTTATCGCATTCTCAATTAAAATTGTAATGCAGGGAACTAATATGTCAGAGCCACCAAGGCTGAAAGATTTACGAGCATTGGGATTGGCACTATAATGGCAAATAACTATCAACGTGTTGAAGGTGAACCAGATTTAGCTAAAGATTCTAATGTTCCAGGCGTTGTTATAAATCGTAATAAAAATGCATATGAAAAAGCAAAGGCAAGGTCAGAAGAATCAAGAAGAAAACTTCTAGAAGAAGAAGAACAACGAGATACAATTAGGAACGCAACTAGAGAGATAAATACTTTAAAATCGGAGATGCATGAAATCAAAAATCTCTTGCAACAATTGGTAGATAAGTAATGGCTGTACCAACAACAAAAGCAACATTTAAAAGTTATTGTCTAAGGTCACTTGGATTTGGAGTTATTGATATCAATATTTCTGATGATCAAGCAGATGACCGTATTGATGAGGCTCTACAATATTTTGCACAGTATCACTATGATGGTATTGAAAAAATGTATCTGAAGCATTTGATAACAAGTGCTGATGTTGCTAGAGCAAGGTCTAACACAACTGTCACGGCAACAGATGAGATTGATAGTACATTAACTGCTGATTGGTTAGAAGGTAAGAACTGGATTCCTGTTCCCGAGAGTGTGTTATCAGTGGTTAAGGTATTTCCTTTTAGTGATGGTCACTCATCAAATATGTTTGATATGCGATATCAATTAAGATTGAATGACTTGTATGATTTTTCTTCACAATCAATAATTCAATATGAAATGACAATGCAACATCTAGATTTTCTGGAGCATGTTTTAGTTGGAGAAACACCTATAAGATTTAATCAACATCAAAATCGTTTATATATTGATATGGATTGGGAAGGTGGTGTAACAGCTGACCAAGATTTTATTGTTATTGAATGTTATAGAAAACTTGATCCAACATCTTTTACAGATATATTTGATGATATATATTTAAAGAGGTATGCCACTGCACTTCTTAAAAGACAGTGGGGCGCAAATCTTAGTAAGTTTTCTGGTGTTACTATGTTGGGTGGTGTAACGATGAATGGAGAAACTTTGTTTACTCAGGCCCAAGACGAGATAATGAAATTAGAGGAACAAATACAGTTAGCTTTTGAATTGCCAGTAAATTATATGATAGGATAACTCATGGCAGTCAACTCAGCATTTCACACAAGCAATGTCGCCGCAATCGCTGCAGAACAAAATCTGTATAGAGATTTGGTCATTGAATCGATTCAGATATATGGACATGATGTTCATTACCTAGACCGTACACTCGTAAATGAGGATACGATTCTTGGAACAGATAGTCTTGCCAAGTTCAATACTCAAGCAAAGATTGAAATGTATATGGAAGATAGTGAAGGCGGGTTTGCCGGTGAAAAAGAAATGATGAGCCAGTTTGGTTTACAGAATTTAAGTGAGGCAACATTTGTTGTTGCTAAAACTAGATTTCAAGAGTTGACTAAACAGATTACAATAGAGAGTGGTACAGATACACTTAGCGGTTCCCTTCTTTTGGAAGAAGGAACTTTGGATAGTGGAACAGTAGAGGCTTCTGCATCATTTGAGAGTGGATATATTATTTCAGAAGCAACATCAACAGATTCAGATAGACCTTTAGAGGGTGATTTAATTTTTCATCCAATTCTATCAAAACTATTTCAGATTAATTTTGTTGATCATGACGAACCGTATTTTCAACTTGACAATAACCCAGTTTATAAAATGCGTTGTCGCCTCTTTGATTATAGTTCAGAAGTTTTAGATACAGATATTTCTGCAATTGATGCGATTGAAGATAGTTTATCAACTGATACTCTCGCATTACAATTTACAATGGAACAAGATACTGCATCAATTGATTCACTTCTATTAGAAACTGAATTTGGAAGAATGATTTATGAGGACGATGCAAATGATGAAGTTGTTGCACTAGAAACAAGTGATATGACAACATCTGCCGGTGTTCTTCTTTCAGAAACAGGAGGGTTCTTGTTACAGGAAGACTATATATTAGGTGATGGAAGCAGTGCCGCTGATGGTAATGTAGACACATCGGCACAAAATGAATTGTTTGAAACAGAAGATGGTTCAATATCATCTACAGCTGCAAATTCTGTATTAGACTTTACAGAGACAAATCCATTTGGTGATGTAGGGGGATAATTTACAATGTTAGGGCAGCAGTTTTACCACGAAACAATCCGAAAGATAATCGTAGGATTTGGAACAACATTTAACAATGTCCAGTTGGTTCGTAAGGACAGTTCTGGTAATATTGCACAATCTATGAAAGTTCCTCTTGCATATGGACCAAGAGAAAAGTTTTTAGTTCGTCTTAGGGCTGATGCAGATTTATCAAGTAAGGTTGCAATTACACTTCCTAGAATTGGTTTTGAGATTCAAAACCTTTCTTATGATTCAACTCGTAAATTGAGTCGAGTTCAAAAGTTTAAAAAAGTAAAAGGTTCTACAAGCAGAACACTAGATACACAATTTATGCCAGTTCCATATAATTTAGAAGTTGTTCTATATGTAATGGCAAAACAGTCAGATGATGCCTTACAGATTGTTGAACAAATATT